TACGTATTCCTTTAAATACGTATTCCTTTAAATACGTATTCCTTTAAATACGTATTCCTTTAAATACGTATTCCTTTAAATACGTATTCCTTTAAATACATATTCCTTTAAATACGTATTCCTTTAAATACGTATTCCTTTAAATACGTATTCCTTTAAATACATATTCCTTTAAATACATATTCCTTTAAATACGTATTTAAAGACGTATTCCTTTAAATACGTATTCCTTTAAATACGTATTCCTTTAAATACGTATTCCTTTAAATACGTGCGAAGCGAGCAGCGTCAGCTGTGTATTCCTTTAAATAACGAACGGAGTGAACATGGAGCGTCAGTGATAGGAGTTTCGAAAGTTTTGGGAAACCCGACGCGACAAACTTAAACAGCTGCGAATTGTTTTAAGATTTCAGGACACTTTTTATATAGAAAAGTTTCACAAATCCCATTTTCTAAAAGTTTAGAAACCAGCTGCGAACTTTTAGAAAATGGGAAACAGATCGCGAATGGACCCGCGTTGCAAAAGTTCTATTTCTTGGCGAAACATTAATACCAATTCTGAAATTGGTATTAAATCATGAAAAGAATGGCTGTATTAAATCTGAAATATTACAACAGTTCTGTGATACAAACGTGGAATATTCGGCCAACTTAAATTTCATGTTTTGGAGAACTTTCCTATAATGAGCAGCGTGTGCACTGCCAACATATACTAAGACATTAACCGCTTGAGGTGGATGGCAAACATCTCGAATGTTAAATGTCTTGAATATTCGAGATATCAGATAAATATCCATAAGAATCGCATATGGAGAAATAATAGCGTAGCGATACTTTTTGAAGTTGGCCGAATCCGACAAATAATCTTTTAAGAATCGTCCTCCATTTTGTTCGTCCAATCTATTTAACATGCTTTCTAACGCTACTAATACGGGAAGTCCTTTGCGCATGTTTCCTTCATGCATAGCCACAATACATGAAAATATTATTTCATCTCGATAAATAGGTTTGACATTCGAGAACTCTTTCTTCAGTTTCCGATTTCTTTCGATAAGTCCCATGGTCCAGTCGTACATTTGTTCCTTGTTCTCATATATGTTGGCAATTTTTCTTAACGAACTCAGAAATTTAACCTTATCATATTTAATCTCATATATCATTGTTTGTTCTATTTGTGTATATTCGGTATCACCGACTCGAAAATCAGCCCAATGTATTCTGGCGTTCGGAGGACAAAAACCTCCTTTCCCTTCGAAACAACGATGATACAACTTTTCCACTCTAGTCATATGACAATCGGCAAATTCTTCCGGATTATTTATTGGATTATACTCTAGGAATAGATCGATAAATCGATCAGAAGTTTGTAAGATCTGTTTGATAAGATCAACAACGGTTGGATATTTTATTCCATATTCTGATTCACAAACGTCTAAGCTATGGCCACAATCGCTAATAAGATAAATGGTTTTCGAGCTATCAACGAGTTTATCAATTCCGCAACTTCCTGATAGTAAATCGATCTTCCCAAATGACGGGAAAAAGTGATTCCTCAAACACACGTTGATCGACGAATTGGCATTACTTTCTAAAACCATATTTAGGATCGTATCCTTTACTTCTTTACTTTCAAACTCGACGATTTCCATGTTATAACCACTGTTCCGCAAATTTAAGAGAAAATCGTTCATAGGCATGGATAGTTCGAGCCCTTTTTTTCGAAAAGCTGCGCTCAAGTTTTTACCAAATTTATCCAAACAAGTACTCATTTTTAATTTAATTAAATTAAAAAATTTAATCCTCTACATCGTCAATCCATGCATACCCCCTGCATAAGCCATTTCCGTACAATCACCGCCACGTCTTCTTGGTACAGAATAAAAACGACAAATATTATATACTACATATCCAGCGACTAACGTTCCCAGAATGGATAAAATTACAATTATAATTATTTCTGTTGTATATAACCCCATATAGACCCTATTTATTATATTTAAAAATATAATAAGTTATTTTGCCTTTGCTTTCACCACTTTCTTGACCACTTTAATTGGTTTGATTTCTGCCTTCGGCTCTACTTTTGGTTCTTCCTTACCATCGTCAGAATCGTGAACGCTACCTTCTTTTTCGTTATTATCATGATCCCCCACTGCAACTTTTACTTCGTTCATATTCGTAGCTGTACCACCTAAAACTCGACCAATCGCTTTTTGACGAGAGAGTAAAGGTTTCATTGTGTTACCAATCAATTCGATCTCAGCTTCGTATACCTTGATTTGAAGAGAAATCTTGCTACCTACGAAGACAGATTCAACTTTCAAGGCTGCTTTAGTGTAACAGTATTTACCTAAAATTGAAGGTAATGATAGCACTTTACCTTGTGGATCAAAGAACATCGTCTTGACGTCGAAATCACCATCTTCCTTCTTTTCTTCACCTTTCTTGTCTTTCTTTCTAGTTTCGATCAACTTTACAGATAAAATAGGTCCAACTCCAGGAATACGATTGTTATTTTCATCAGTTTTCCAATATAATGGATTAACCTTGTTCAAATCACTTTCCACAATAGCTTTCTTACCCACTTCCTTTCTAATTGCCCAAATATGTTCTTTACATTTTTCGCAAATTTTAGTGAAGTTTTCCACCCATAACTTTTCTTCTTCAGTTGCACCATCTTTGTTCCATAAGCAAAGAGACATACTGTGTCCGGTTGATTTACCATCATCGTTAGTAAGATCGCTCTCCTTCACACCAAAACAGAATAAACGTTCAGTTGGAAGGATCAAATCGCCGATTGAACCATCAGGATTTCGGTTTGAAATGGTAACCCGAAAATACTTTAGCTTATCGTTACCAGGAACTTTGCCTTCGACTGGATCGGAAAAAATAAGGTTTGAAACATCATAATCTAATATGTTAGCTAATTGATTATCACGGTCTGCAAACTTTACGTTAATTTTTTGAGAAGTTGTCATTATATATTTTTTATGTTTTTTAAATTAGAATTTCATTTAAAAACATTCAGATTACTGGCCAAGTTAAACTTCCATTTGTCCAGCCAGCGTAAGTCCAATTGCCAAACGCAGTATTATTCAGATCTTGATAGAATGTGATTCCGCCCGAATGAGACACAACCACTGTGCCCGTATTGGTAGTGGTTGAAGAACCGTTATTCGAATACGCAACACTTAGAAAAGTCAAATCGTTGGTAGGATTAAATCTACTTGGATACCCCGAGGTTATACCAATCGAAGATGCATTACTATTAGTCGGCCCAGTCATACCAGCATACCGCATAGTTACGTTACTTCCAGTGCGAACAATACTAATACCTACCGAAGGGGCACTTTCGTTAAATCCAAAGGTTAAGACCGAAATCGTATATTCTTCATAATAATTGAAGGCAGATCCAGTTCCACCATTGGTTTTTAAGTACAAGCTGTTTATATATCCAGTGCCCCAATATAAGTTACTGGCACCGAAATTTTGTGTACCACCTGTTCCAGGAGTTACGCCACCTTTTTGATCAATTACAACCGCATTACTTAACCCGGATGGACCCGTACCAGCTTGTATAGCTAAAGATTCTCCGGGTGGAGAGTAAACACGTGAATACACCGTTCCATCAACGTTAAGTGCTATACCTTGTGATGTGGTGGCTTGATTGGAAGCGTTTTGCACCGTTACCACGCCATTATTGATATGTAAAGCGGAACTGGGATTTGAAGTTCCAACCCCGACATAGCCGTTCACAACTAATCCACCTGACGGTCCAGTGGTTCCAGAAGCAAACCCGATCTGGGCGTTATTTAATATCGAAAGATCACAACCAGGATTAATGTCTAAGATACCTACCCGACCATAAAAAGTAGGATAATTACCATAGTTTAATGCACACGGGGTAGTAGTAATTCCCTGTGGACGCGAAATAGTTGCAAAAGTGTTTAAAGCTGAAGGAGCTCCCGAGCTAGCATTTTGAATAACAGTTATAGTATTTGATCCTAAATTTGTTATATAGGCAAACTGTCCATTTGGTGTAATAGAAACCCCATATAGATTTGCTCCAACATTTATTGTGGTTAATATAGTTTACTTAAACTAACTCTTCTTTCCACCACAGCAGCAATTAACGCTTTCCACTTCCTTCTCGACAAAATCAATCGCCCCAGTATAGATTGAATTGGCAATATCAATAAAAGTTGGAATTATGGCTATAATTGCGGGATTGATACCTTCTTTTGTTGCTATGCTGGTTAGAGCTTCAACGACCAGACTCTTTTTCTGATCTGCAGTTAAAGTAGGCAATTTCTCCACTGCTTGCATGGCATTAACACATAACATCAGAATATTATCAGTTGAGACGCTTTGTCCATTGCGATAACCTTCGACTTGGGAAATTACCGCTGCTAAATTAGGATTTTCTTTCAAATCATTCATTTATTAAAATAAAAAAAAACTATTAACAAATGGCGTATTTCAAACAACTTTCTTTTCAAAATTACCCCGCTCTACAAACATGGGTTGAAGATTTGATAGGTACAACATCTGGTATTTCTGGTACTGGATCAACAGGTGCAACTGGACCAACCGGAACTTCGGGAAATACAGGTGCAACTGGTCCCACAGGATTAGCTGGTTCTAGTATCACTGGTCCTACTGGTCCCACAGGATTAGCTGGTTCTAGTATTACTGGTCCCACAGGATTAGCTGGTTCTAGTATTACTGGTCCTACTGGTCCCACAGGATTAGCTGGTTCTAGTATTACTGGTCCTACAGGAAGCATCGGTCCTACTGGTCCCACAGGATTAGATGGTTCTAGTATCACTGGTCCTACTGGTCCCACAGGATTGGCTGGTTCTAGTATCACTGGTCCCACAGGAATCATCGGTCCTACTGGTCCCACAGGATTGGCTGGTTCTAGTATCACTGGTCCCACAGGATTAGCTGGTTCTAGTATCACTGGTCCTACAGGATTGGCTGGTTCTAGTATCACTGGTCCTACAGGAAGCATTGGTTCTACTGGTCCCACAGGATTGGCTGGTTCTAGTATCACTGGTCCCACAGGATTAGCTGGTTCTAGTATCACTGGTCCTACAGGATTGGCTGGTTCTAGTATCACTGGTCCCACAGGATTAGCTGGTTCTAGTATCACTGGTTACACCGGTTATACTGGTGCTCAAGGAGTTACTGGAGCTACTGGTTATACTGGAATTCAAGGAGCTACTGGTCCCACTGGGCCAACTGGTGGTTTAATAGCTGGTTCCCAAAATCAGATATTAGTAAATAATGCAACAGGAGCAACATCAGGAAATGTAACAATTAGTCTTACTAATGGTATTAGTATAGGTAGTTATGAAGCTTCAAATCCACCATCTGGAGGTATATTATGTCCTGGTCAAATATTGGTCGGTGCAACTAGTGATCCATCTCCGGGTAATAATTTTTCTATAGAAGCATTTAATTCGTCTAATACTCATTTAGCTAAATTTACTTGTACAAATACACAAGGAGCGTTCGGAGGAGCTAGTATTAGTTTGCAGCAAGATGATGGATCTGCTATATTATCAGGAAGTAGATTAGGATATCTTAATTTTGGTGGGCCAACAGGAACAAATCATGGAGCTTTTTCTCCTGTAGCAATTTGGGCTATTTCTGGAGAGAATTGGAATTCAACACAATATGGTGGCTTTCTATCTTTTTATACAACGGCTATAGGAGGAGGATCTCCTTCAATGACAGAAAATATGAGATTATCTCCTAATGGTTGTCTTCAAATAGGTTATACTCAATCATCTTCTATTCCTAATAATGGAGTAGTTTCTCTTGGAAGTGTTGGAATTGGTGTAAGTAATCCTACTGCTCAACTTCATACTAACGGAGGTTTTTATAGAAATCAGATTTCATCAGGAACTGGTGCTAATTATAGAGGAATAGTCTTTAATATTGATGGCGGAGATTATGGACGTATCTATGCTCCTAATGGACTTTCTCTAGCTTTTCAAACAGGAGGTGCTAATTCTTTAACTGATTCTCTTATTCTTGATCAGTCTGGAAATACATATCCGGCTAATAATGGAACTCAAAGTTTAGGATTAACTGGAGATAGATGGTCAAATGGTTATATTAATAATCTCTATCTCGCTACATCAGGTGGCACTAATACAGCACTAAATTATTATGAAGAGTATCACGGAACTTTTAATTGGACAGGTCCATTTACAGTAGCTGGATCACTGAGATTAGTCAGAATAGGTGGAAGTGTCAGTCTATTTGTGTTTGGTGTGAGTGGTACTTCTAGTTCTACTACTAATTTAACTGCTTCAGCCGTTATTCCTTCTCGTTTTCTCTACTCTTCTTCTGATGCGTACTGGTTCTGCAATACCGCCATTAATAGTGCTAACTTAGTAGGAACTCTGATTCTCAATCCAATAAGCGGTGATCTACTTGTTTTTCCAAATGTTACCGGAACTGGAGGATTCACTTCTGGTCTATCAGGAGCATTTTATGATACAGGAGTTACTTGGTGCTTAGGAGGAGCATAAAGAGAATCTAACTTGGTTGACGATATAACGAATCACGAATCGGAGATTCAAGTTCCCACAGGAACCATCAGCGACACGATTCGGGTTCCCATAGGAAATAATCCTACCACAAAATATTTATTTTCTCTTTAAAATAAATGTTTTGTGGTAGGGGACAACTCCTTCCAGTGACGTCGAAAATAGATAGTATCGACTACGTTAGTTCGACTTCCCAAATTTCAAACATCATGCAAAGAAATGCCAGTTACTCTGGAACGGGACCTCCCCAGAGTTATGTGAATTCAACCCTACGCTTAATAGACACCGTCCAACCGCAGGCGGGACAGTACGAATGGACTCTCTCCTCTTCAAATTACAACTACTCAACGAATCCCACGACAAACAATGCCGGTGGGTATCTTCAAATTTGGAAATACGGAGATAGTCCTTCCTGGGGGGCTACTATAGAAGCGACAGAACAAAAGACCGGGTTAAACGGTTCTCAAATAGTCACTTGTGAATTCGATCTTTTTGGAAGTGGTGGAGATAAGACTCAGAGTAAGAAAGTCGCAATAGATGTTTTCTGTGGAGCGAATACGAATCTCGCTGGGTGGACTCCAATTCAACCCTACGCGGCCGTTGCGATTAGATCGGAAGGTAGCAATCAAGTGAACGGCGGTTCAGCAATATTAATCGACCCTAATAACAATGGAGCGGTATCAGGAAACACTTGGGATAATGCAATTCAGATGTATCCAGGGGCAAGTATCTCCTGGGGGATTGGTACGGGTAACTATATTAAGTTCAATCCAAACACGAATAATTTCGAATTTTATAAGGCAAACGTCTTAGTACACTCGATCTAAGTGGAGTGTGTTAATTAATACACTACTGGTTTCCAACTTTTCTAATATTTCCCGATATTAGAAAAGTTTGGTGCGTTCAGTTGTTCGTACTTAGTCAGTTAATTTCCTAATTTTCTAGAATTGGGAAATATCTTATTCTAACGTCGTCTGTTTACGGGAACATAGTTCTGTCTGGCGAGTTGTAAAACTTGCTTGTAGGGAACATCTGGCATTTGCGCTCGTACTTGAGCGGCATGGGTTAACCAAGGATTGTGTCGCGTATTCGATCCTCCCGCTTTTACTCTTCGGAGATTCTTAGCATGATGCATTCTACCTGTGAGAGGATTATCATCTCAGCCATCAATTATAGGCATAGCAGCACCTCTTGCTCGTCTCCTACGTCTACATGAAGCTCTTAAATCACCTAATAATTGGGCTTTAAACAAGTTTGAAATGGTACCCTTGGGCATTCGACGTCTCGCGACGGTACTACCTTCTTCCTACGTCGGGGAGCTACGCCTACTACAGCGCCAACTTTCTTTCAAATCATTCATTTATTAAAAATATAAAAAAACTATTAACAAATGGCGTATTTCAAACAACTTTCTTTTCAGAATTACCCCGCTCTACAAACATGGGTTGAAGATTTGATAGGTACAACATCTGGTAGTACTGGATCAACGGGTCCAACTGGACCAACTGGAACTTTGGGAAACACAGGTGCAACTGGAGCAATTGGAACTCCAGGAAACACAGGAGCAACTGGATTGCCAGGTTTAGCTACAAATACCGGTGCTACCGGACCAATAGGCTATCAGGGAAATACCGGAGCAACCGGAAATACCGGTTCCATCGGTGCTACTGGACCAACTGGAATAATCGGTTCAACCGGTATGACTGGGGCAACTGGTCTGCCGGGATCAGCTACAAACACAGGTGCTACTGGACCAACTGGAATAATCGGTCCGACGGGAGTAACTGGGGCAACTGGTCTGCCGGGATCAGCTACAAACACAGGTGCTACTGGACCAACTGGGACACATTTTACTATATCATCGTTTACTGGCACACTGTCTGGAGCACAAATATCACCCGGTACAACCATAACCATTACGTATAGTTATGCCAATCCAATGGCTATCATTTATATACCTAACTATCAGGTTGTTAATTTTGGCAGCACCTCGATCAGTATTTCTGGAATACCATCAATTCTCGTTCCAAACACGAACGGTGTGTCCGCATTTGGCGGTTCATATAACAACAGCGAAACAGTAGCGTATATCAACGAATATAAGATTAATTCATCTGATAATGTTATCCACATTACACTTAATTGGCCTTCATTTGCAACCGTATATGAGAGTCCTCTCAACTTCGACGGAATATCGCTTTCTTACTTGACTAGTTAAGATTGGAAACAGCTAACCAATTCTAAGCAATTTAAATGAAAATTTTTAATACTAATATTAAAAATAAATGAACAACACAATTGCAAAAGATAATCTAGAATCACAAGGGCGTTTAGCTTACACCAGCAATCCTCATCTCCAAAAATTGGCTAATGTTATGGAACACCCCGAATTCCGGGCATTTTATGAGAATTATCTTTCCAATTGGGAAACTGCAAAGACTATGTTAGTATTTATGGCCCTTTACAAATCAATCGAAAACAATTCTGATTTAAACCCTTTCCAGAAATTAGCTCTGTTAAAATCTATGATTGATAATTCAGACACGAGAAAGCAGATTTGTGCCGCCAGCTCTGATTTCTTTAGATACGCGACTGGGCAGAAGGCGATTAAGAATTGACAATTGGGATTGGCGAGTAGTGTTTGAGATTAGTGAGTAGTGCTTTGGATTAGATTAATTTAATATGTTTTAAATTAATCTAGGTTAGTTCTTGGGGTGGTTCTCGGTTTAATATAAAGCACGTCATATGAGCATCTATTAGCATATTTATTCCAAATATCCTCTGGCATATCACCCTTACTCACGTACGTACGAATTACTCGTTTCCTGGTAACAGAAAAATGGTCCGATTTCAGACTTTCGACTGATTTCTCGTTCATTTTCTTACCAATACTGTCTTATACTTTTCAAGTCTCTTCTCCAATTTGGCGATTTTCTCTTTAGTGTCGTTCCAATCTTTTAAGATTTCATCTAGATTCATTTATTAAAACAAAACACAAATACCCATTTATGTTTTTCTAGAACAACGGTGTGTACGTCCAACCCAACATCTCAAACATCTCCTTACAGATTGAATCGTGAAATAGCTTTCTTTCCGTTGTTTTGAGGATCGGAAAATCCTCCTTGTTACACGGATGCCCGTGTTGTATCAATAACTGATACAAAACAACCGGAGCAGAGATAAAGTTTACTCTTTTCAGTTTCTTCTTGAAATGCTTATCATACAAATCAGCCAATAGATCAAAATCGCTCATCAATTTCTCATCCAAATAAGATATGTCATCTGGGTTCACTCCGGTTATGTTATAATAAATTAAGACGACGTTCTCGTAATGTTTGGAATACCCTAATTCCTTCAGAAACATCAATATATGCATCTTGGTAATGTTACTAAATCGCACTTTCTCATCCACACTGTCTACTAACAACCCATGTTTCTCAAATTCATTCTTTAACTCTTCATACACAGTATCTTCAATGGTGCAATTCTGTTTACCTTGGTATTGATTAATGCAATCTCTAAAGTGGGTTCTACGATCGTAAGTATACTTAGAGAACACATTAATTCGATCCGAGTCTTTATATGACGAGTAATCCATGCGGTCCTTTTCTGCCCCACACTCGAGACAACTTAGACATCCATCGTCAAAGCTGAACTCGGTCTTATTTAAACAGTTATCACAGACGTTCTCATGTTTTTCGATATTTCTCCGTCGTTCCGTTGTCAAAAAACTGTCAATACAGTAATACTTTTTGGCAATGTTTAAATATTCGGCGATTATGTTCTTTTTATCAATATTATCAACATCCTTCTTTCCGGTAAAACTCATCTTGATCGGTATCTTCAATATCTTCTTGTATCTGGAGATGATTTCTTCTGTTTCTATTAAGTAAAAACTCAAATCTCGTTCGGAATACAAAGAATAGAGTTTTTCCTTCAATTCCCCAATACTTTCCACAATTTTATCGTAATGCTTACTTGATAAAGACGCATTTAAACTACGTTCTAACTCGTTTAATCTCTCTTCATACTCAATAATCTTCTTTTCCTCGTTTATCAGACTATTCTTGATTTTTTCATCGATAATCAAAATATCTATTTCCGTGTCTCCGGACATACTTTTATTCAAATTTGGTCTTTAAAATTATTTTACGTTTCACCGAAGACTTTTACATAAAAGTAATAAAACATTAAGAAGAACTTAAATATTTCCAGTTAAACAACAGCTTATCTTTCAAAATCGCCCTGTATTACAGACTTGGGTTGAGGGACTATTGATCGCAAACGGATTTAATGTTCCTCTTTCCCCATACAGTAATGTAGTCACGTCTTTCGATCAATACATTGGTAATACGACCAGATTACGACAACGAATCCAATTACTATTCCAGGAACTGGAGTGTGGTCCTTAATACTCGATTCGAATGCGAAAAATGCCTCTTCTTCGAATTACTAGATTTCCCCCTTTTAACCAGAACTTCGTAAGGTCAGAACAGTCTTGGGCAATCTAAACATCCTTCAGAAACTTTAAGTTGAGAAACCTCGAACTTTTCAAAATTTTTATATCCGTATTTAGAAATATAAAAATTTTTTGTAAATTTTTTTCTTTACCTTAATAAAAATATGGCAACAGCATCTAACGTAACATCTGGATTTATTGATCTAGCTACTTATGATGAATTAGAAAAGTATCTTTATGGTGGCGCCAGCGCAACCGCTTATTTCGTACGAGAAACTAGAAAGGCAACTTGGTTTACTCTCGTTCCTGTAGTTCTTTCTCGAAGCAATGGAAATCCTGAATTCGGTACTGATAACGCAGTGCAAATTTCTCGTGCCGGTGATTATCTCATTGCAGCTTGGTTACGCGTTCAAACTCCTGTCATTTCTCTTCTTTCCACTAATCAATTCGGTGCAAACGGACGTATTCGTTGGACCAGAAACTTAATGCACAATTTAATTGCCGAGTGTGCTATCACATTCAACGATTTGGGTGCAGCTCGTTTCGATAATTGGCATCTTGATTTCTGGGCCGCGTTCACAACCCCCGCTGGTAAGTTGAACGGTTATAAGAACATGATTGGCGACTTCGATGATATGACTGGACCTCACGCCCCTGATATTGCTCCTTCAACTGCAAACGCTATTCAATCTTTCACTCTTAATTTACCCCTTCCACTCTTCTTCACTCGTGATAGCGGTGTTGCTTTACCAACTGCCGCTCTTCCTTATAACGAAATGAGAGTCAACTACACCTTCCGTAACTGGAATCAACTTCTTATCCTTGATAACTTGGCGGCAGCTGCAGGAACTAATCCTTCCACTGTACCTCTTGTTACCGATCTTCAGGGAGGTGCTCCAGTACTTGGTCAAGTGCAAACTTGGGCTAATTACGCTATTGTTTCTAACGATGAGCGTAAACGTATGGCTTGTGCTCCTAGAAACATTCTCATTGAACAAGTTCAAACATTCATGCCTCTTATCTTCAATCCAACCAATAATTCTACTCCAATTTATGATATCCGTTTCTCACATGCAATTAAAGTCCTCTTCTTTGCTGTGCAAAACGTTACCGTCCAGTCTGAATGGTCTAATTACACTGCAGCTACTCCTGTTCCAGGAGCTAGTTCAGTTAATTTCAATCCTCCTGGCGCGGTGGATCCTATTGTCACAACATCTCTTACATATGAAAGCACTGCTCGTTTGCAAACCATGGGTTCAGATTATTACTCATTAGTGCAACCATGGTATCACGCTCCAGTTATTCCTTTAGAAACTGGTTATCATATGTATAGTTACTCGCTAGATTTTATCTGCCTTGACCCAAAAGGATCAACAAACTATGGAAAGCTCACAAATGTCAGTATTCTCCCAGTTGCATCCAATGGTGCCATTGTCGGAGCTGCGGGCACTGGTGCTTCTGGTTCTGGTACTGATTTCCCTCAGATCTACCGCTTCGTGTTAACGGTCATAAATAACAACATCATCAGAATTTCGGGTGGTGCATTGGGTTTCCCAGTTCTTTAATCACAACGTATTTGACATCTTCGGGTTTTATTATTTTTATCGCAAAAATAATAAATTTAAAAATGAACAACTTTCGGAAACAAATACGTGTGATGGAAAATAGCGACATTTTTACGAACGATAGCATATTTGATTATACTTTAATGTAATAATTTTCTAATAAAATATTAGAAAATAGTGCGTAGTAAAATACTTTCAGTTCCAAATCGACATTTCTGTTTATTCTTGATCTTTTCTAAACCTACTCTTTCTCCTTAAATCATCAGAATTCTCGTTGTTTTCTCGACTTTGTGCTCTACGCGATTTCGCCCGTCCGTAAAAGAAGTCTGATTCTCTCATAGCGGCCGCAATATCATCAACTTCTTCATCGAGATCTTCTTTCTCATCGCCGTCGCCATAATCTTCCTCAATCGGCATAAAATTGCAGTTATTAGGTAAATTTTCTAAATACTCCTCTTGTAGATCAACATTTCCCAAAGAGGCTGTATTTATTTGAACAAGGTTTCCGCCTGCGAACCCAAAGGATATCAAGGAATAATCATCGTTGAAACAGAATTTTGGCATTTCGGGAATTCCGACCGCCTTATCGTTCCAGTCAGATATCGCGTAACCTAAGTCATCCCAGACCAATTGTCGGAAATCGCGGTTGTGTATACGACCCGGATACCCCTCATCATGTCGATCTGCTCTATTAACCTCATTCTCGGCGCGTCTACTGTGAATCTTTTCTTCTTCGGGTATATATAGAAGCCTCCAGGCTTCTGGTCGATCAATCGACCATTCTATTCCTGAAGCAATACTTTGTAGATCAACGTTAACAAACCCTCTAACTATGTATTTACCTATTCTTGCTGCCGTTCTTTCCCAATCTCTCAAACTTTGGTGGGTCATGGAGACAATTCTTCTATTATTGATATCGGAGATGATATCTTCGAGCCATCTCCGTTCATTAACTAACTCTTGGCCATTAAACGCCAAAGAACACACACGAATATCAAAATTGGCGATAGATACTAATGGATTCTCTAAAGTGCGAATAATCTGGACCTTGGTTCTATTAGGTAGACGGTAATTGTTATTTCTCTTATTACGACTGTTTATACCATAAATAGCAAACACTTCCTTTCTCAGACGGAGATAGTCTGTTTTCTCGTCAAAGACGCTAATCTTTTTGGGTAAGCCGAAATTATGGGTAATTAGTTCAGCGACAAGAATATGAAATTGTTCTTCATCTTGATAACTCATCCAAATATCAATATCACTATCCCATTCTGAGACATCTATTGGCCCATCCAGTAAGTACGCTTTTAACGTGAACGAACCAGCTACTACTGCCTTGGTTCTTTGGAGGAGTCTGTCAAACCAACTCGCGTCGATGCCATGTTGGGCTAATAAACGATCAAATTTTTCTTTGTATGTCGCAACTTTTACTTCTTCCATTTATATATATATATATATATTTTTTTTTAAAAAATATATAAATGGAATATCCAAAACCAAATCCGATTTACACTCCCAACGATTTGTGTATAGCTCTTCTTTACTTATTAGGACCACCTCCCGTTCCAGGGACGAGAGAATATGCAGATGCTAAGCAAGCTGTTGATAGTATAATAAACAACCCTGATGCACCTATGACCAACGTGACACGCAACACTGTCAGAGATTGCCCTAATATTCTAATACAAGGCAGCCCACGTGTCAGAATGACTGTAACATTACTATTAGATGATATGTATCTCTTCGTAGACAGGTTTGAGGATAATATGCATCTTATTATGAATTGGAATAGCATTGTTAGAATAGTTAAACATATTCATCCGATTCATGCAGTTGTCTTCTATGCGCCATGGTTACCCGAACGTAACATACACGGACATAACGTTGGTTTAGAACCAATATTAATATATAGTTGCAATCCAATTTTTGAAGCCGAATATAATCCTCGACAATGTCAGAAATTCTATCAACTTTCAACATCTAAATTAGGTTCTAGAACCGCATCCGGGCATATTCGAAGGAAACATTCTCGACAATTTTCGACCGTTCTTGATGAATTGTCAATTTTACCACCATTAGAGAAATCTATTGATATTAACAAATTAGAAAAAATTAGGCACGGTGAATTAGAAGATGATTACTATGAACCAGAAAATGTTATTGATTATGGGGAATTGGCGGATGTCGGAGATAATAGCAGAATAGGTATCGTTGATGACACTGGTAGTATGCGATATCGTTACCCTGGTGGACGTACGTATCACTCTTTACTTAATGCACATCCTTGGAGGGATAGACCTACGCCTACCAGATCAGTAGATGCACCTACACCCGATGTTGACTTTATCTGGGAAGAAGAAAAATCGCAAATATGATTTTTAAGCAGAAAATGGGAGAAGATAGCTTGTGTAGTTAATGATCATACATGGAAATTAGGTGAAAAACTCGAAGAAAACGATTGGATCGATGTTTAATATGATAGATATGATTAGTTTAAAGATGCGTAATTTTTCGATATATAATATATTGAAAACGTAAATTCCTATTTAAAACTGATATAGATAATCCTTAGAACCTAAAAATTTAGAATGGTCGACAATCATATCACTTCTAAATTTCTGGTTAAACTCGGTTTTAATTGCTGGACAATAAACGGAGGTTGAACTATCCAAATTATTATATCTATATCTATATAAGTTGGCTTTAATTTGGTCTCTGGCGTCCATTTCCTTCTTAAGAATTTCCTCAGCACTCTTGTCTTTCATCCAATACGTTCCGTTTCTCAAAGAAGAGTATCCATGGCAGACGATATTAGCTAGTTCCTTTCTAATCCAGGATAAAGCGAAATTCAAGGAAGATTTCTCATCTTGTCCATTTCTAAATAGTGCTTCAGTACCTTGATTAAACAACATATTAGCTCTATCTCTGATTTCAGCCGACTTTTCCCATAAATTGTCGTAGTCAATGGTTTTTTGATGTCTAAATGTGAGCATTTGGATATCTTCCTTTTGCTCTGCTTTAAGTTGAGGAAGGTGTACATTCCCTTGGAGATTATTCTCTGGGCGATCGTTTTTTGAAACAAACTCTTCCTGAAAACGGAGATAACCAGCTGGATCGTGATTTCTGAGGTAATCAGTAACATTCGTTTCTCCCAGACTTGAGTTACAAGAACCACAAATAGGTCTAAGATTATCTATAGTATCACTTCCGCCGTTCTTTCTAGAAATGACGTGTCCAACCTGCATGTTATGTTGAAGAAGAAGGGTCGAACAAATGACACATTTAACCTGATTGGTTTCGGTTATGTATTTCGTGAATAGGGTGTTACTCATTGCCTTCATTGCAACTCGTGATTTAGGCGATTTTTCGTCGGATTTAGTTTTTCTGGTCGAAACCTTCTTCTTTTTCGGCGTTTCTGAGGATGAGGTTTTTGCTTTCTTAGAAGAAGGTTTAGTTAGTCTTTCACTGACAATACAGTTTTTCTTGATTTGCTCGGCTAAGCAATAAACAACAGTTTTCTGATGTTTATCGAGAGAGGATTTAGTCGATAATTCAGAACCACAAAATTCGCAGATATGCATTTTTGTATTTTAAATTAAAGAAGAGAAAAATTGAATTTTTCTCGTAACTGTTAAAATATACTGGGCTTTGGAGAAATTTTTTAAAATTTCTAAACTAAATGTATACAATTCCTCCAAAGCCTAGTGTATTTCCGTCACCTTATGATGTAGCTATTCACTGCCTATATTGCATGTCTCCTCCTCCCCCTTGGGGAAGACGATCAACAATTCGCAACTCGTCGAACTATAGTGAATTTCTTTAGAGATACTCCTAACGAAAGAGTAATAAATAGAAATTTACGAGCTCTTATTCGTACTTGTCCATCCCTCAATATACACGAACAATTCTTCACAGAAGATGGCGACGACAGAGGAGATGTTCACAAGTTTTACTGGATTTTAGATGATATTTATCTATATCGGGCGGAAGGCTTAGACATTGCAGGAATATTGTTAAACTGGGAAAAAGTAGTTAAACTAATCAATAATATGCGAGATATAGAATTAATCGCGTTATGGCCTCAACAAATAGTTGACAGAGAAGAATGTCGCACTTACGACTGCGAAAGGCATGATGACCGTGACAGAGATCCAAGTTGTACCAGATATTACGGTGGGAGAAACCAAATCATTAGTCGTCTTCCCGAAATCAGAAGAAGAGCGTTAAAGGGGCGGGTTATACACGAATTGTCTGGATTACCTCCTTCTCGAGGAGAAGAGATTAAATACAATTTCCCAGCACCACCAGGAAGAATGCAAAAATTATTATGGAATGGGGAATTTAGAAACTTCCCAGGAGGATCTACTTATCGTTCCTTACTCGGATCTCATTCGTGGTTAGATAATCGAAGTCCAGTTGCTAGGAATGAGCCAGATGAGAATCTACGAGTTTGGGAAGAAGACGACGAAAAAACTTTTAAATAACTATTTTCTATAAATTATTATAGAAAATTGTATTATTCTAATGTGTTTTAAACAACTCATGCCGAAACGCGTAAATGGAAACATCGAAAAATACACTGAAGAAAAAGTAAGAGTTGGATGGTGGATCGCCGAAACGAGATAAAGAGATGTCTGACCGAGTATTGCCCTAATCACGGAGACACGAAAGACAACTGTGATCACGCGCTATTCGATTTGTACGAGATCAAAGATTGAATTGTTTTTTGGGTATTTCATACCGATTATAATATAATTTATTACACTGAGCCTAAAACATTTCCCAATTGCTTCTTGAGAATCGCATTAATGTACGTTATTTAGTAAAACAGCAATCCCAGCAACTAAGATTATCAGAAACATGTTACGATTAACTACTTTCCCAACTGCTAATGAGATCTCCCGATCGTAATTTTCGTCGATTTCCGCCAATAAATCTTTAACTTCCTCTAACTTGTCTATTGTTAAACGATATCCTGAAACGTATCCTCTTCCGAAGGAAATGTCGCACCGCTGTCCGCATAACTTTCCTTCGACAACAACCTCTTGTTCTACGTTTAGGTGGCTATTGCCAAGAACAAAATGATCGCAAGTATTATTTTCGTCAATCCCAAGATAAACGTCATTCGCAACTCGAACATAGTTACAGCTATTGATTGTAGCGAGATTCAACATTTTTAGAATATTTTTAAGAAAATCTGTTTCAATTGGTAAAAAATTTGATTAATTTTTTGGAAACTTTTCCAGAGAAAATGCAACATTTCTATGAAACGTGTAAACGAGGAGACATTCCTCATTTAGAAGAGTTAATCGCACAAGGTGAAGATCATTGGCCATTAGCGGCGTTTGCAGCTACTGAAACCGAGAATGAGAAGCTGTTGCGTTATGTGTTTGAGCGCACCTTTTTGGGGGACAGGAAACGCAAGCGATTTTGTTTGTGTCCGATTGAATTGGCTTTACTGTATAACTATGATTACAATAGGATGAGAACTGTATTAACTAACCGACGATACTGCATGTATCTGATATCCGGAAACCACGATTGAGGAGATCAGAGAACTTCTTAATCTCTTTCATGAAGTACAGTATCCCTTGATAACTTGGATACGTGCATATAAATACTTCTGCACACGTATTTATCGAGATCCAGATGGCGTTAAACTGATTTGTGAGAAAAGTGACGTCAAAGAGAAACAGTTAATTCGGAAATTTCTCCCGAGGATCCCACATATGTGTCTTATTCTCGATTGTTTCTAGATTACTTCATTCTTTATCATATTTTCTTCATGTTGGAATGTTGCCGTTCGAAGAAGGTTTTAGACGCGTTTAATAGGGACAGGTTGTTCGCATTAATGAACAACCTGGTTATTGATGATAATTACTCTTATGTTAGGAGGGTACAACACTATCTATTGACCGAGAATAACTATTAATATAGTATCGATTAATAGATTGTTTGAAGTGTTTTAGTTTCTGGAAAGTCAAAATTTATAATATTCAAAATATTATAAATGTATTATCAAAACAATTCAATGCACTCTAACTCAATGCATTGTATCATCATTTTTCTACTTTTGGTTATTATTGTGCTAGTTATCGCATTGAGATGTAGGTGTTCCTCATCTTTGTGCAACCGCTATTCCGATCTGGAATCTTATAATGGGACTGGCATTATCGTTAGCCCTACTCTTGCAGATTCAGATGATTCATCTCGGGACGATTTACATCTTTGCGATCCTGATAATGCTGACTGTAAAGCCTTCAATATATGTGCGTGCGATCAAGATTCTCAAGAAGGATGTGGGGCACTCAACCCTACAGATTGTAAGTGTCAAAAGAAATCGTGTGACACTTTTTTATAAAATTATAGTATAAATGAACACAGGGTTTAATGGTTTATCGGGTAGTGGAAGTTTATCGGGTAGTGGAAGTTTATCGGGCAGTGGAAGTTTACCGCGAATGTATATTCAATCTGATGAAATAGAACAATCAAAGGAAAAGACAATTGCCGAGATATTACCATCATGTATAGAAATGTTTGCCGATCAGTTGATGAATATCTTGAACAAAAATAATATATTTAATTTAGATATGTTTGCATTTTTAATTGATTGGCAAGAGAGTGGTTACGACGGTAAACTATTAGACATCTTACCTCCCAAACTTTTAAAACTAATCACGAAATTGGCCAAAAAAGACTATAACAGGTTTAGAACTATTTACACCACAATTACGATTCATAATAGCCTGCAACTCAAGGATCCGTATAGATATATCGGTGGCACATGTCAAATCGATCGATTAATTGGTCTTGACAAGGATGTGTATATTATATATGATTGCTCACATTCAACAAACCTTTGTACGGATAAAGTGCCTGCGATAAATGTAGAAGAATACATACCTTTCCTAATTAATTACAAGTGTGACAGGTTTATCGATTTATTCATCGAATCCCACTATCATTGGTTTTCATTTACCGATAATTATTTTAGCGAATCGCATCTTACCGAACTTTCTAAAAAATACAACAATTGCATGTCAGATTATAACTATATGACGTGTCCTGCTAATGCACGCATTCATTCAGTAGATCCAAGACGTCTTAACCCAACAAACTTGCAACGAAACGACCAATTGTATCCTTTAACCAGACAGAAGGTATTAAATATAATAGACGGTCTTCTTCTAATTTACTCTGACAAACAGAAGTTAAGAGACTATGTATATGACAAATTAGGGGAAGATTGCTATTCTGTCATTTGGAAGCAATTAGACAATATTCCTGATCAAAAATTAAAGTTAAACCTGATTGAAATCTGTATTGACGAGAACTATCATCGTTATCAAGTAGTAGATAAACCTACAACAATCAGCGTTAGAGAATCGCTGGACAAACTTTTGCGTAATGAAAGGATTACGTTCTTAAGTTTTAGCGATCATTCGAAAAGAATACTAAGAATTCTTAGTAATTTGTACGTAATATTTATGGATATATATGCTATGGCTCGACTATTTAGAGAATTCAATATACATAAACCGGTAAATGGTATGGGGCAGTGTCACCCACCACTAGTCAAGTTTGCCTTCTTTTATGTTGGATCCTATCATGCCAATATGTATACGAATATCCTAACCCGACTGGGCATGACACTTGTAGAGCGAGTTATTTCCCAAGAACTAGATTGTTTAGACATTTCTCCGTTAAGTCGACCATTTTTCGCTCCAATCGTATCTGAATGAGATTCAAGTTTTTCTTATAGTTGTATAAGAAAAAATTTGAAAAATCCGGAATCTAAATTTAAGCGAAAATGGCAGAATTTGTGAGTCGTACCGGAGAATGCGATTAACATCGCATTCTCTTTTTGAGACAGAATACAAGATTGAACAGAAGTATCATCAAAAGGTAAACCGGGCTATCTACCACGATAATCCAGCTAATGTGAGAGATTACTTGAGCAAGATTAAAGCTATTCCAGATATAGGCAACCGCAGCTTCTACCTTGACGCTGATCATCGCAATGACGTCAGAGACAAGAGTGTTGGTGTGTATGCTCCGGAACCAGAATTGTTTCCAGCGATTTTTGAACTTTTTGGTTATATTCTTGTCGACTTGGTAAGATCAAGGTAGTACGTTATTTAGTCACTCTAGACAAGAAAATGCGTAATAAGAGGGACGAGTATGGTAATAACGGCATTACCGACAGAAGTAAGAATGGAGAAGGTGTATTAAAGGAATGCGGTACTTCAGGGTTAATTGAACAAATTCCAATGAAGAAGAATAGGGAAATAATCCATTATTTCGATCTGGTTAGGGGAGCTAAACAGGCGTGTTTATGTGGACACATTGATGTAATCAAGTTATTAACTAATTTTGCTGTTGCTGATAACATTCAGATGTATTCACAAGAAGGATCCGGAGATATCCCAGATAAAGCCTTTACACCTTTCGCTTGTTGCGTAGTTGAAGATGTGTTATCGAATAAACCGAGGCTCTTTAGCCTAATTACAAAACGTTCGGAAAACTACGATTGTTATTTTCCTTATTCTGAAGAAGAGTATTGGAATCTGGCTATTTACACCGCTTTTAAGCATGGAAAGACTGAGATAATTGAGATGATTATGGAGTGGGATCATGGTTTTAATTACAATAATAAGCCGAATGGTTGGTTTATGGGCTATGATTTCGGAAAAAATGAAGAATGTTATGATCCAATCTCAGATGGACGAGAAACTCCCACATATGAGTTCGACCATAAAAAAGCTTTACAAGGTGTTATTGAAGGTAGACATGCTTGGTTAATTAAAAAACTGAAGAAATACATTAAAAACAGTTGTCTGGTCGACGAATGTTTATTGGCGGCCAAGATAAGCCTTTAGAAGTTATTTCGGCGCTTCTTGATATTATTAAATCCCAAGAAGTTGCTTATAAAAGCGCAGATGCGGAAAGAAATTCGGTGTCCAGATATACCAACATTGGTTGGATTAGACACGTGCCAGATGAACGCGATTGTACTTTGAGAGCTCTCAAAGTTTTAGAAGAACGAGGAAATTGTGGAAATATCATTGATGCCTTGAAAAGAAGATTAGATCTGGATGAAATTAAAACTAGTTAATTTCTGATTGTAATCCTAAGTAGATTTTAGAAACTGGCAAAAGTTTCTAAAATCCTGGCTGACGTTGAGAAATGTAGGTAAATTCTCTATATGGCATTTTCAGGGAAATACTTACTAAGTGTACTTCGAAGAGTTGATTCAGTTTCGTGGATGCTTATCTGAGTATCTTTAAGACGTGTTTGGATATCGCCTAAAAAGGTTTCGTATATCTTTTCCTCAGTTCTTAATGTTTCTAGCTTTTTCCGAAGATTTACAACTTCATCGCAGATAAATCTGGCGTTGTCGTGGCAAAATTCATCACCTACATATACACCCATGTTGTTCGCATCTTCTGTGAATTTATCAGTTAGGTATTTTACACAAGAATCGTATTTGTAAGACATATATAATTTTATAACAAAAATTATATATTCATTTAAAACATTTCGCAATTCGAACACATTTTCATTTGACCAACTAAATCCTGTCACTAACGCTCCATGTTCACTCTGTTCGTATCGCTCGTTATTTAAAGGAAATCCCTGTCGCTGGTGCTCCAACTCGCTTCGCTCGTTATTTAAAGGAAATCCCTGTCGCTGGCGCTCCAACTCGCTTCGCTCGTTATTTAAAGGAAAGGTATTTAAAGAAAATCCCTATTTAAAGGAAAAGTATTTAAAGAAAATCTCTATTTAAAGGAAAGGCTATTTAAAGAAAATAAATGGGAGATACACAGAATATCGATATCACGCCCTCTACAATTTCAAACGGCAAAAATGAGGATATGAATATCTATTTTACCAATCTTAAAACTGGTAAAGGCGAACACTTTTGCACTGTACCATCTAACAGTTATATCAACGGAAATGACGCCGCTATTGTAGCTTTGTTACAAGTTGTTACAGAGTTAAGGGAAATGTATGACCGAGTTAAGAAAATGTATGACCGGGGTAGGGAGGTGTGAAAACGCTCAATGAGGAGATTAAAAATTTACAAGGACGGATTGTTTTATTAGAATATAATAAATGAGTTCGTGTTTAGAAGAGTTTGCATGAAATTCTCAAAGAACGAAATATTTCGTTTGACATGTATAAGTTTGTAGACAACTTTTATAATTCTGACTACAATTCAGTACTGTCAGATAATGAATTAGAAGAGAACGAATCGACAACCGATTTTTAGAACAATTCGATAATTTCTATTTCAAGATAGAAATTATAATTTAGCGCGTTGTCTAATTTGTCGGATATGGGGTGTAGTGACATGTTGCCCAAATATATCTTCACGTTGTAGATGTGTTCTGCCATGTATCTGTCTTTCTATGTCCGTTTCGTGATTGCGCGATGAAGTTGTTGTTAATGTTTTCTCTTCAGTTGTTGGGGTTCTTCGACCAAGACGTTCGTTTACAAATGCCAGATTTGCGAGTCGTCTGTCCTCTTCACTGTTGGTGACATGTGGTGGACTATTTCTGGTTCTATGCACTTGAGGTAGAGGAATAAAATCCGAGATGTGTGCGTTATTAGGTAGATTTGGATTTTTAGTCTCTTCCATTACAACTGGTGCTTCATAGAAATCGGCATTTTCCCTTTCTTGTTCAATTTCGTTCCAAACCCAGGTTATATGGGCTTTCCATGCGTCATCTTCATTCTCCTGAATCTCTTGCCAAACAGCTTCCATATCAGCATTATGCTTGGCTTTTGGTTCGACAGACCATGCTTTCTCAAAATCATCTTCATCAAGGTATGCCGATTTGAATCGGAGAAGATTTAAATATTCTTTAACTCCGTTATAATCTGGTCTATAATCAGATAGATCTCCATTTCGAAGATCTTCTAATAAATCTGATGATCTTGGTTGTTTTAATTCTTCTGCAATCTCAACAGGAAACTCGTTGATTAAATTTGCTCTGGTTATTGTGTCCAAATTTTCCATAATTGCTTTTAAAAGTTGGAGATTTCCATGCTTAATCGCTTTTATCGCCCAAAATCGGATTTCGATAAGCATGAGCGAGCTGATTCTGCCTCTTGCTTTGTGCAGTATAAACTGGATCATTTCCATTCTTCTATTATCACAATAAATGTCAAATGCCGCTCCTAACTCTACTTCGGGAAATTGATTACATATGTAATCAAGTTGCATTGGATTGTTGCACACTAAAGTAGCCATTGCCCAAAATGTATCAACATCAACAACACCCGATGATTGCGTAGCTTGTGCTAAAATTGTCAGATTTTGCACAAAAACTGGCATCGGGGTATTGTTATTAAGAACAGACATTGCTTCATTCATGACTTCATCATCCATATCTTTCTCTTGATTTAATGCCAATACAATTATATCGGGTACCCCACTTAGACACGCACCCACTAACATACCCTCGTAATTTTCGACCATTGTTTTGGCCAGATTAATAATCTCTATATTGGCAGTTTGATATGCAGATTTCATGTCATCTAACAGCCCCCCATTTTCTTTAGCAAGAATCATTGTGCGAATGTCTTCCCTTGAGCAGGCGGCATTAGCCAACACACTCCAAAAATGGTTAGGTATTCCACCAGGCCATGTTCGCAATATTGGTAGCAATTTATTCATAATTATTCCTATACCGTCAGAACTTTGCCAAAGAACATTAATAAGTCTAGTAAGATCTGGTTCATGATTTGGATCTATTTCAGCCATATATTTTGCGAGGAAGTGATATATTAATTCTAGCTTTTCAGTACTATTCATGGTAAAACTTGCCCATATACCTGCCATTGCATACGAAATATAATCGAGTCTTCGGAAAGGATTTCCATCTAAGATTAAGTGATCTGCGAATCTAATGTGGTGCCCTTTGACAGCAGCATAGATGGCTATACGGGTCTGACACTCTTGTGCAGTTTCATCCAACGATCCTAAATATTTAAGATACTTATCTAGATCAGTATGATCATCTTTAAGACCCCATTCATAAATTTCTCGATCCGACATATAACGGAAACGTTTTTCTGCCATTTATTAAATAATATTTTATTTTAACAAATTTCAATTTATTATTAATGATCAAATCAAAACTTGCACCAATTTGCGAAGAAGTAACTTTTCGTTGTGATATGTGCGATGGTGACTATAAAACTAAAACAACTCTTAAAAAACATCAAAAAGAAGCTAAAATTTTGTCTAAGACTAGGTGAGGAATTGGTCGAGAATGTTAATAGGAGCGATGTTCATACTCATGAATTGACATTAATGTCAACCGTGCATACCTGTCAAGAATGTGGCGAGGAAAAATCGTTGTTTCTTTCTTGTGCTGAGTGTGAATATCGCCTTTGTATTTGTTGTGTGAAGGGTAAGATAACCAATCCTGAGTTCGTTCCTAAGTTCAAGCCCCAAATTAAGAGAGGAAGAACTCAATCGATGATGCCTTTACCGAAACGCGTACCTCTAACTGCTCTGAAGAACATTCTTTTTTGAGAAATACAAAAAGAGTGAAAAAGTCTGTTGTTGCATCTGTAACTGTACCTTAACATTTCAACAGATGAATATTGGTCATTTAAAGGCGCGTAAGAATGGCGGTACTGACGATATTTCTAATTTGCGACCAATCTGTCAATCGTGCAATTCCAGTTTAAGAGACATGAATGTAGACGAGTTTATGGCGATGTATGTAGAAAGATCGAAAATAGTCGACAAGATAGAAGAATTAAGGGCTCGCGCTACGACTGATAATAGCAAAGTGCATGATGGATTGGTTAAAACGTTAATCGAAGTACGATTACATGTGTTAAATGTAATTCGGGAGCAGATTGAGGGCGAGAATTCCCATACCAAGGATTGTTTAGTTGATGTTTTATGCCAAGTGTATAAGGGCGAATTATTTGCAGAACTATATCGTGATGAAATAATATTAGAGATAGTCAATTGGATTGCTTCTGATAATTGTATATACGATTTTCCGCCTATTCAAGTGAGCGAATATAATTAAGATCATGATCTTTTTTCACGTTCTTCTTTCCTTTCTTCGAGATTTTCGTAATCCAATTCTTCAAAGTTTTCATAATCTGGATTATCAAGATCAGGAGTGTCAGGTGTTAATAGGACATTTATCTCATTGTTAGGACTGTAGTTGGAATACTCACTAAATTCGGACTCATTATCAGAATCGTCATATTTATTCCCGATCCGATTCCTGTTATTTACCTTTTCTTCTCTTTGCTTAACTTCTCCGATTCTAATGGGGGAAGGGCGACGCACGTTAATACGATTCCTATTCAACGCAAAAGGAGACATGCGTGGCATTAGACGATTCTCCCTGGGGCTATCCAAATCATTCGCTCTAACTTCTTCGATTCTAATACGTGGTGGACTTTCTCGATAAATATCAAGAATGGGCCTATCCAAATCATTCGCTCTAACTTCTTCGATTCTAATACGTGGTGGACTTTCTCGATAAATATCAAGAAGATGCGGATCAATAGGAATCACGTTTGGTCCTACTACAACTCCTTCCTCATCTTGGCCAAGTTCAATATCTTCCATATCGTTAAATTGGAAAATTTTGTGGAAAATTCGTGGATATACTACATCTATTAAATTATGGACAATAAGGTATAGTTGAAATAAATTTTTATTTTGTAACGTTTCTATATCATAATTAACTGTTAAAAGTTTAACACAATCAACAAGAAGACGCCTATATTCCATTTCATTGTTAATAGTTCTATTATTATGAATTTGAGTATATAATTCTCTATCTAAAGATTTTAACAACCGAAGGATATAGTTTTCATCCGGTAGATTGTCAGCAAACTTTTCTTCGGGAAGATATACGTGTAATCTATTTAGAATACTGATTAACTTGTCGGGAAAACTAGCCTTTAGCTCAGGTAGTCGTACGTTTTCTTCTTCTCCTTCATTCATTAACTGGGGGGACACTTTAAATTCTTCAGGACCGTGTATTGGTACCAAATCATATATTGTTTTGGCCGTGCCTTCACCACAATGATGTTGTCCCACTTCGCCCATGTTGATTTCGTTTTCATCACGCCAGAACGACAGCCTAAATAGCCTCAAACGATCTGCTATCGCCATAAAAGCTGCTCCCATCGAAGTCGTACGAGAAAACTGTTTATCAGTTGGTATAAGAGCAAATTGGCGTATCCCTCTATAATACCAAAAAAGGGCATTATACAAATCGTTAAGATGGATTGGATATAAAACATCCAATCTTAATAACACATACATACCCTGATTTAAAAGAGCGTTAGCATTTTCCGCCTGATCGGTACAAGGTAGAAAAACTGATGAATCCCGTTCCCAGATTACGGTTCGTTCGGCGTCCATATATTTATTAAATGCCTCGTGTAAAATATGTGGCGGACCCGTCCTCGGAAGATCAACTCCGAGGATATGAAAGATAATCTTCCCATCATGAATAGCGGCAAGGATAGTTTTCTCATCGTCACCACTAAACGGATCGTAACAGAGTTTACCATAATCGATTAGTTGCCTACTTATATTTGGCGATTCTTTCTTATCATCAAACATTAATTCAATATCTACATTTTCTGCTCCTTCGGCTCGAAGAAGTTGCCCGGTATTTTCTATTCCAAGTAGTATTTCCTTATTGGTGACAATAAAGATGGGCACCTCGGCACCTGGATGATCACGATTGAAGGTAGTTGCAAAGTAGTTCCAAGCATACAATATTGTTAATGCTTCTGCCCTGAAATTATGTTGAATCAGCCCGAAAACAGAAGTAAATAGAAAGTTATATACTTCCGTCATAATTTGACGATTTCTTACATTTAATGCATTTCTTCTGGTTGCCATCATTATTTGTGCAAACATACAATTGTTTGGGATTTCTTGATCATCTGGAGTGTATTCGATATTTGCAACATGAAAACTTGGTGAATCGTTAAACAGGTTGTTTAAACTTAAATTGCAGTCTAATTCTAAGTTTCTAAAGTTAATGTAACCAAGGTAAGGTAGATGAGAAGTGTTTAAAGCTTCCATTCTACCCGGAATACCAAAATAAAGCTTATTCTCAGCTACGTTAAAACGAAAATCGGGCAAAGCATGTTCAGAACGTCGCCTATCATTCCATGAACAAGCAACTCCCAGGATGTCTTTCCAAGTTGGGGTTTTAACTTCTGGATATCGACGACTACCAACTTCATGACGATCTCTATCTGGGCGATGAATAGACCAATTTAAACCTTCTACCACAGAACTAGCGTTGATTTTGGTAAACCCCCGACGAACATATTTAAGCATGCGCGAGAAGGTTCTTTTCCAATCGTACAGACTTTGTTTCGTGTTGGAAGTAATAACCCTAAGTTCAATATCTTTGACGATGTTATTGGTAAATTTATAATCATCACTAACAATTTCTCTACCATTATAGGCCAAACAGCAAAGACGAATGTCGAAATTCCTGATTGAGGCCATTGGGTCAGCTTTTGTTCGTATTATCTGTATTTTGGCGTCTGTAATCCTATTTTCGGTACCATGGATACTATAAATCTCTTCTCTCAAACGTAAGTATGGGCTATCGTCTACAGCATGATTAATACGCCTGGGCAATCCAAATCCGAGATCAAATAACTGTTTAATCAAATTAAGAAACGCATCTTCGTTGTTATAGGCAATCCAGATATCAATATCTGAACCCCAGTTTGATGTATCCATTTTACCAAGTAAATACGCTTGCAACGTAAACGAACCGGCCACAAGGGCTCCAGCGTTGAACAGCATATCATTGAATACATGTGCGTTGATGCCTTTTGATTCGATTAATCGATCGAATTTTTCTTTAAAGTCTTCGAATAGTTCCATTTTATAATCTAAATTATAAAATTTAACAAAAACAAGTTTCGATATAACCAAACGACATAAACTTACTCGGGCATTTGTATTTTACTACCTTATCGAACTGCTGTATCCGCGTCAATTCTGCGTCCGAAACTTGTCCACAAATATTGACTTCTACATAAACTGGTGAATATGGGCAAGGGGTAGATTTCAAATAAATATCTTTGCTCGAATTATCAAAGGTTAGCCATACAGCTAACGTAGTTATATAAAATTGACCAGTTGCTTCTGAGACGTCTGTGGTGGAGAAATGATGCATTTTCTAATTATTTTGTTTAATTAGAAAATTCATTTTTTGCGATTTCTCTACTCTTCAACCAGAGTTTTCAGAACAAACATGGCTGTCATTTTACCCCAAAAGATCGCTTCTTCCCTATTATTGTAGATCAAATAGCCTAATCCCGCTCCTCCTGCAATCACAAGCAGGATGGATAGATCGTTTCTCGTCATAATTATTAATTTAGATCAACTTAGAAAAATCAATTCGGTAAGAATAACCATTGATTAGTTATTCTTACCGATCAAATGTGGTCTATAATATCTGAACACAGATTTAGCATCTCTTCATTCGATAATGGATTATTTAAAGCGATAGGGTCGCCTGTTAGCCTTATTAGAAAGGCTACTATTTGCTGGCGAATACCCGCAAGTTGGCGCATATCCGATCCTTGTAATATTCTCCTATAGCCCTCGATTAATCCGATGAAAAATCTTCTCATCGCTTCAATATCGTTGCCTCCATTTCCACGGAAAATTCTATCATATTCTGCGATAACATTGTTGGATAGATTTGGAATCATCAGTGCGTCATGTTCTATCCAATACATGCTAAAGTTGTTAGGACGTTTCTCTTTGTTTAACTTCGACATTATCCCTATTTCTACCTAAATCCGGTGGATACTGATTTATTGGGTATACTTCGAGCCCTCCTTGTTGCAATATTTTATTCAATTCTTCTTGTATTCGTACGTATAGTTCTCGGATATTTTCTATAGTTTTCTGTTCATTGGATGCAGGTATGGGTGGGGTAAATCTACCAGTTAATTGCATTAGAATCTGAGCTAAAGTGTTTCGTACATAGGTCGGCGATCTATATGTGCGCTCATCTTCTGGAATTACTCTTTCAATTGTTTTGCCATCTGCGGTATATACATTTTCCTTAGTGTACTTATAAGTAGGAAAAATTTCTAACATTATTCTAATAAAATCGACAAGATCGGGTATATTAAGATTGTCGGGCGATAATACATTTGATTCAAGTGCAGTATTTAAAGTTTTGAAAATATTGCGCATTTTTTCCCAAGTTTCATCGACCGCCATCTTTGCATCTTCCTCGTCTACACTTTCCCCTCCAGCAGGTTGTGGAATAAAGTTCTGTGGTATGACTGGAATTATGTTGTACACATCATAACTACTTAGTTGACAGTGATATGCAGCTATCGCATTATTATCTACGTCAAGAAACAAATCTCGCCAGATCCCTAGGGATCGAGGGGTAGCCCAGTTAGTCGCGGGTCCCAATGATATAATTCCAGTGTTCACCAGTCGTTCTCGCAATTCTAGACGAAAGATGTTTGTTTCCGTGTACGCGTGTACGATAGCGTTCAAGATTTGGATTATGGGGATCAGATATAATCCGCCTCCCAGTCTTAATCCAAAGAAGACTCTATTTAACATTGGCAGTCCATTTTCACATTGATAGAATATATTGCTGTCTCTATGCCAAATAAGTGCACCTTCAACATCTCGCGTTCCTTCGCTCGTCCAGCGGCGAATACGTTCTTCTGAACGTCTATCAATGCCAAATATCTTGCGCAAATTTGTGACATTATAACAAGTCAAACTATATGGGGCGTAGGGAAGGATAAACGTGATCGAGCCCGGATTTCTTAGGTTCGCTAATAGATCTGTTTCTTCACTTTCGATAAAATCATAGCAGACAGTTGAATTTATATCCGCCCGTTCAGTCAGAGGAATTACGTCGTTTCCACCTATTTTTATTTCCGTGTCTAGATTTCTGTTCGTATTATAGACATTCACAATAGTTGCAGGTACAAATCGGTCATTCTCATCATTGTGACCGTTTTCGTATGTCACGATTATTCTATTTGGGGTTATCAGAATAATAGGTAATGGAAGCAAACCCAATGTTCGCGTCTCGTCGACATATTCGTTCCATTCGTAACAAAAACGGAGATAAACCGGAATTTGGTCCAGAATTGGATCGTTAATTCTAGCAAAACTACTATTGATGAAAGTATTCAACATGTCGGTAGTTAAATTGTTTTCCCGGTGTAGATCTTGAACATCTTCGAAGGTTATTCCAAGGTTGAAAAAGATATTTTCTGTCGCCCTATTATGTCTACCGTTAGGAACCAACTCTATCTTGATTTGACTGCCAACGTTGCTGTTTAAGATTAAAACGTTATCGTTCGGTATGTAGTTCAACCGGGCAGTATTCCCCAACAATCTATTCCATTTGTCGACAAAATTTGATATATCATTATCAGAATACGGTTCAACATTCTCCCGGAATTTGAATGTATATCTCAGAGATTGTATTATCGAATGAAAATCATATATAGAGTACTCTGTGGCATATAAGGCCGCCACGTCAATCATGTATATCGAATTTCCCATCCAACTGTCTAAATTTAAGCGGACATCTATACGGAAGAACCCTCTGCGAATAAATTCTATATATTCATCTAAATTTGGGTAAACAATGGTCAACCCATTGTAATAAATTGCATCGAAACTTGTGTAAACTAAGTTCACAATTTCATTAAAGTCAGGCGCATCGTAAACAAACAGTTTTATTATTACTTGTCCTTCTCTTCGCGAATAATATATAATATTTCTGATATATTGTTCACTACGAGTTATGTGACTGTTATTGAACCTGACTGTAACAGCCGTGAAATCGTTATCGGTAAGATAAATGTCTAAAAGAGCTAAAGATTCGGCCTTAACCCATACATCAATCGAGTTTTTCTCGCGAATCTTTTCTTCAGGATGTTGTAATCGTCGAATAGTACGAAAAACGATATTGCCGGCCACATATGCTCCGACCGTTTGAAGTATGTCGTCGAAATCGGACAAATTTAAATTGATGACCCTAAACATATTATTCATTAGAACATGTGTATCCAGGTTCATTTATCAAAATAAATATTTATTTTGATAAATGTCATTCAGTAGTTTTATTAACAATGCCAGAATCTTGTTTGATCTTTTCGGGTTCCCCAATTTTATCATGGTAATGAGGGAACAGTATATAACTGTGACGGGATTGTTTTGTATTCAGGCCGCTTTGTACACAAGAAACAGAGATGTAGTCAATTGGAATTCAGAAATAGATTTATGGATTGAACATGATGTCCGCATCTTTAATCGGGTGGTGGCATATTTAAACGAAGTAGGGTGTGTTGCGGCAGTTAACGAGTATGATATTAGAAATCCAGGAGAAGAATATGCTGGTATTAAAGGGATTCAATTCATTAAAAAGATCGGAAATAGAACGATTAAAGTCCAAATCATCCAATCCTCAAATATAGATCGTGATATTAACACAATGGATATTAGAGCCAATCGTCTCACCTTCGTTCATGATAGATTTACAAATGGTAACATTGAAATCGCTGGTATATTGGCGGACATTAATTTTGGAGTTATAATAATCGATCCTCATCAACCAATAGACCAGTGGTACTTTACGTGTCAAAGAGCTAAAAAACTGTTTGATTATGGATTTACGGTTGTTGAGATGGATCCGTTGGTTCGATGTTTTAACTGGTCAATCAACAACACCCGAGGACTAACCCCCGAGAGCATTGTTGAAAGTATATGCGAGTGGAATAAAAGTCGCCCTTACGACCCTGAATTTCCTGGCTTTAGTTATACTCTGCAGTATGGACAGCTTCATCTGATTAAGGCTGGGCGAAATAGTAGAGATACAAGACCTATGGGCACCATAAGAATTGATTCCCACGAATTAAAGACCAACCTAGCCCGTTGTTCGATTACAAACCCCATTTTGTACATTGAAAATGAAGAACTTGATGCAGATAACAAAAATATTTCCGTTTTTAGCAAATTTATAATCGACGATCAGTTTGGATTTAATATCCCAAACACGCAATATATAAACTATTTCAATCTTGTCTTACATTTCGCCATGCATGTTGATACAGCATTAGCTATAAGAGCGATATATGGTTGGAATTATTATGCTAAAAAGCGACTTGTCTACCTAACTAATACCCATTTTCCGTTTTTTATCAATTCCCCTGCAGATTTACAAATGCGTTATAGGGATACTGGCGAGCTGATTGCCCAACAAGAGATAAATCATCTCGACTATGAATTGGCGTTTAATGATCAGGGAACAGCACCAGCAGCCCCTGTGCGGTTGTCTATCAATAGAACAGAAACAATTGTTGATATGATCACTTTTGACGAGGATATCACCATAGATCAGGCTTTAGAGGATCCCGAAAATATAATCATATTTGCAGATGCCCCTAAACCGGTGAATATATTCCAGTTTCTTATCAATATCTTTAACAAATATACCGAAGCAGACAGTAACGGGACCCTTCACTTCCGGTGGAACCGAGATCGAGATATATATTTTGATTGTCAGGTAACATATAATCCAGATGGTAGTGAGACGATAAATCCAAACACCGGACTACCTTTCCACGAGATGTTACCTGGCAAGATGTTTGCCGCGATTAGATTGTCTCCTACTTATTTAGTACCTATAAACGATGTTTACAGTGCGATTGACTCCTATTACGAAACCGGGCAGCGATTTTTTATGATTCAAGAACCGGGTAGAAATGAACAGAATCAGTTAGAATTTTCAACGTCTTTAGGCTCAGCTGCTGGAGATGTAAATTGGATAATGGCAAATGAGTGGGAAGCAAAAAATTGGAGGCATCCCAATGAAATTGACGCTAACCAAGTGAGTGGGCTACATTGCCAAGACGGCTCTGATCAGAGAATATTTAGGTTAGCACCGGTGATTCCAACAATGCCAATAGAACGAAAGTTTTTCGAAGAAAAAGGTCCGCCAGATTTTAGACGGGTGATTCGCGATATGCTGGCGAACCAATTTTCGATCAACTTAGAAGTAGATAATCCTGATCTGGTTAACAGATTTCGAATCGAGTTCAGAAATATTCCCACTGTTATTCGAAACTTGGATCGACAACGTCGGTTGTATTTTGACATATACAATAGTTTTCGGGCAGAACCTGTTGCCCGTAGAGATGCCGACAATCTTAAATTAGTTGATTTAATTAATTTAATTGAAGATATTCTGACTCACGTTGAAATGGAGAGAGCAAACGATGTTGCGGTTGTGCGTCTGGAAAACGAATGAAAATTTAAAACGACACACCCTCATTTTAATGTTTAGTCATGCGCAAACAATCCTAGTTAATAGGATTGGATTACCCGAAAATATGGTAACCTTCCGACAGATCAAATTAACGCGAGGTGAGATTGATTTCGAGCCCTTTTTTAAAATGGAAAAACTGGAGTATTATAATCTGGATGGCGATAGAATCTTGGTTTGTTTCCCTAAAAACAAAGAATACCTCTTTGACGATCTATTAGTTCACCATTATCTAAACAAACCGGAAAACCGACGTTGCTGTTGCTAAATTGATTTTTTTCTAGAAAAAAATTCTAAAAACAGAAAATGGCTGAGAATAACACGTTACCTTTGAATCCTGAACCAACCCTCTTTGAAAAATTCATTCTATGCATGAAGTCTACCTAGCTCGCCAGCAAGAGGCAGGGCAACGTAGACTTCATTCTATGCATGAAGTCTACCTAGCTCGCCAGCAAGAGGCAGAGCAACTCCGACAAATGTCTCGCGAAAAGGAGATTGAGTATATGTATTCAAAAATGGTCTAAACATTAGAAGAAAGTATACTACGAAACGCGAGTCAAGGCCGATTTTATGGCGAATCAGACCAATATTGTACTGATCGTGAACTAAATCTAGAAATACTCAGTAGACTACAAAAAATCCGCGATTGAAAGGTTTTCGAGTTACACAAGTTTTTAATACAAATTATGATGCGACTAAATTCCTAATTAAAATTGAATAAATAATAGTATTGACATTTATAGTAAATGTCAATATGGCATGAAGCTTATTTTGGCGATGATGACACCTTGATTCAATTGCTGCCTTCGGCAAGAGATAAGAACGATCTCAATTTTGGGTTTGCTGCTTACTGTGTGAGGGCATATTTCCCTTATAAAGCATTACCTTATTTCTTGTCAAATGAGCTCACCGATATAACTGAGGGACTATTTATCAGTGGTACGGAAAACGGGGAGCTATTTAAAGAAATAGTCCATTTTTGTCGAACTCAATTTCCAGAAAAGTGTATTCCTATATTCAATAGTGCTGCGAGTAAATTAACTAATCATTATCGCCACCGCCAATACGATTATGATAACACTTACTGTCAAAGTCTCAAAATCCTCATCGATCATGGGGCAACTTGGTTCTACTTTAACAATAAACCAGCTTTAATGATTGCCGATCTACTTGATATTGGGGTAGACCCAAAAAAGATCAAAAACTTTCACTGCGAGAAACTGGTTAATAGGAGAAACTCCTTCGTAAAGGAGTTGAGGCGCGTACTATATAATAAGATTAACGTAGATGATATAGTCACGTATAATATAATACCATATGTCTCTTATCGTGATTTCGTCGGCAAGAAGAGGTACGTGGGATAATTATTTGATTATTGACACTAATCAAATAATAAAGTTGGACAAATGATTATCCTCATTTGTGTGGATCTTTTACCACTGGTTTACCCTTTTCATTGATATACCAAGTATGCCCACGTTCACATTTCTTGTCTTCAATTGGGCAATCACAAGTGTAAGAAACCGAACCAGAACATAAAGGACAAAAAACATCATAATCAAACTCATTTTCCTCCGCTAGCGCACTAAATGAGTTACCACTCATATATGTCTCTGAACTATGAGAAACATATGGGTCTTTACCGGTTTTAGAATAACTCTGGTAAGGAGATAAAAGATTGTGTGGTTTGTAAGGATTACACACGTCTGGGTGTGAATATCCTTTAACTTGATAAGTTTGCTCCATCAATTTCCTCTTTTGCTCGAAATCATCCATTTTTCTTTAAGAATAGTTTTTTTAAATAGAAAAGAATTTAAATAGTAGTTTTTATAAAATATGTCATTATTTGAACAAGCTAAAGAAAACATTCTAGCTGCGCGCGCGAAACGAGAAAGAGAAGCTAAAGAAACGGTAGACAGGTTGTATCCTTCTATAGCAACACGATTATCCGAAGAAGTAATAAAACGAAGTTTAGAAGGGCAAAGCGGGTGGATTGAATTTGATACGTTTACTGAGTACTCTCTTGAGATGACGGAATTATTGCAAAGACTCCGTGCAGATCCAATGTTCAAAGATTTCGTTATTCATGCGAGTCACGATGCTAGAATTCGATACCTCGTTTGTGAAGCGCTGGTCTAGTCAATTAATTATCATGTGATAATTAATTAATCTACTGAGTTCGGATCGTTATTAGTATTGGTAATTAGATTAGTTAGATTAGATGACAATCCCGTTAGTAGTTTAGGTAATTCTTTTTCACCTTCTATCATTTTAGGTGATTCCAGCATTACTTGCTGTAAATAGATACCCTCGGCGTCATCATCCGGCATATGAGTGTGTTTAGCGCCAGATTCGAACAAACGTTGTTTCAATAGTGCCTTTTGAGGATGAAAATGACGCTGTGCAGTTGGATCAGAAACACAACGGTATTTACCACTGTCTGAATATCTTACTCCTAATCTGCCTAAACGAGTAAAGAGGTTGTAATCAATAAAGGTCAGATCGAAAGCGGGATTGTCACTACAGATCAATACATTGCTTTCTGGGTAATCCGTTTCCAGAGAAGTTAGAAAGTCGGCGATTGATTTCCAAGCTTGTTCAAGTGGAACAGCTTCCCGACGAATATTCTCTAAGATATCTAAGTTTTTGCTCCAAAATTCGTCATAACAGCGCTTATCGAAGGTAAACATGTCGAATTCCATACACTAGCGACGTTTGAGGTATCTTTCAGTTGTTCCGTAACAAACGCCTACAGCTATTACAGCTGCATCCAAACGAGACCCGCCGGTTTCAATGTCAAAAGCGACGTAAATTTGCCCGTTAGAGGTTAGTTTTTGCATATTAATGGGGGTTGGTTCGGGATTCAAAGGTAACGTGTTATTCTCAGCCATTTTCTGTTTTTAGAATTTTTTCTAGAAAAAATTCAATTTAGCAACAGCAACGTCGGGTTTCCGGTTTGCTTAGATAATGGCGAACCAATAATGATGGTTGCGACATATACGATCGTGTAAGGCACAATTACAAACATACTTAACTCGGTGGGTACAGGTCGGGCAACGTTCTATTGCGTTTTCAGTTTCAACGAGATCATGATATATCTCTGTATTTTTAGAATATTTTTCTGACCTTAAATAATTTTAAAATAGAAGAATTATAAAATATGTCATCGACAGATCTCTTGATTCGTTTAAAAACAGAATTGGTCAATTTTATCGACGAATTAATCGAAACATTTCCCAGTGAAACCGATTTTATCATATTCCGTGTGTTTGTCCAAAATCAAGTACCAATTGAAGATGTAATGAATTACATTGTAGCAAAATTGTGTCCCCTAAAAGATATGGTTAAAGGAAGAAATGAGGCTTTCTTCCTAGAAAATAACATTCTCTTTGAAAACTTTGATGAAACGAAGCAAGGCAAAATTAACTATTTCAAAAGACTGTGGAGTTCCGGCTTGTTAACGAATGAGGATAAAGAGACAATTTGGCGATGGTTTGATAGTTTTATTTACCTCGGATTTAAATACAAAAAAAGTCTGGAGTAATTGGATAATTTCTTTAAATCCTATTTCCTTTAAATAACGAGCGAAGCGAGTTGGAGCGTCAGCGACAGGGGTTTCCTTTAAATAGGGGTTTCCTTTAAATAGGGGTTTCCTTTAAATAGGGGTTTCCTTTAAATAGGGGTTTCCTTTAAATAGGGGTTTCCTTTAAATAGGGGTTTCCTTTAAATAGGGGTTTCCTTTAAATAGGGGTTT